ACGGAGATTTGACCGTCTCAAAAAGCAATTAATTAATTTTGTTGAAAATTAACTTACAATGGAATTAATGACTAACGTGTTGTTGTCAGAAACACCTGATTGGTCCGGCGTCATCGCTTCAATCTCGAAAAGGTTAAGTAGTAACCTTTCCAAGAAAAAATCTAAAAAGAAGAGTGAGAAACTCATCTCTTCTCAGAAGAACGACGACGAGACCAATTTGAATATGGTCACTGCATGCATCGATGTAATTATCGATGTCATGAGGATTTATGGGTTAGCAAGACCCGTAGGGAAGAAACGTTGGAGTGTAGAGAAACGGAAGAGTTTCCATTCCAGATACACGGATTCTTACTCTAAAAGCATCAACTTATGGATGGACTACGTCGGCATAGGTAACTCAACCAAGTGGAAGGACCTTATGAAGTACAAGATTTGTGCTTTCTTCGCTTGTGTGTTCAGTCAAGACTGTCCACCGGTACCCAAGGGGCTAACTGGCAAGTTAGCATGCCCGGGATTTTTACTGTGTGGAGTTTTTAAGCATTGGATGCAACGGATTTTGTCTTCTAACAGAGACAATCTGGAGAGTTTCGCCGTCTCAATCCTTCAATCTAAGAAAGGGGCTCCACCCCTTTCCGAGAATGCTGTGTTGAAATCCCGATTTGACACCTTCGTTCAGCTTACTAGTGAACCGAAGCAAATGGGAGCCTTTACTCTTGAAAGGACTTGTAGGTCTGAGTTAGAGTGGGATATGGGCAAGGACCTGGACTGGATTCTCCAGCAGGAACCCCTAGCATTGAAATTCAATGATATCCCTGTCTTAGGATGGGAAGACGAAACTGGTTTCGCAACATCCGAGGGCCTAAGAGGGCACACTATAAACCGGAAAACGGTAGAAGAACAACTGCGTAGAACCGCAAGGGAAATCTTTAAAAATAAAAAGATGACACCGGAGGATATCTATTCAGCTTTTGTTCCGTCCACTAGCGCTAATTATAATTATAGCCGCAATGGAATGGGAGCTCTTGGTTCTTTCTATGACAACATCCCTGAGGCAGGGAAATGTCAAAGTCTCCTCAAAACAGACATTGGGTTTACGACCCTTCATGAGGAACTTCCAACAATGTACGGGAAGCAACTCGTAGAGCAAGTCCAGAGATTAGAAGAATCTCTTAACAGTGATGATCCTCTCCTGAAACAAAAGGACAAGGAAACTGTCGGACTCCTCTTTGATGCCACCGAAGTGGAAGAGAAATGGAAAGGCGCATATGATCACCTTTGGTTCAAGAGTTTCAATGAACCACCCGTAACGAAAACTGTCGGGTTAACAGAACCTTTAAAGGTTAGAGTGATCACGTGTGGACCCCCCATACTGTATACAGTTATGAAACCATTTCAGAAGTACCTTTGGAAGACTTTAAAAAGTATGAAAGTCTTTAAGTTGATTGGTGAAACGATCACTGCGGAGAACATCTTTGAATCTCTTGGATTCCTACCAGAAGGGTTCGAATTCATTTCGGGAGATTATAAAGCTTCTACCGATAACCTACATTCCTGGGTCTCAGAAATCTTGAGTGAAGAAATCATGGGTTGCTTGTCGACAAATTCTACGGATATCAATCCAGAATTTATGTCTCAGGCCTCTATCTTAATGAAGAGGTCTCTAACGCAACATATACTCGAGAATCCTATTTTTGGATTAGAATATGATGATTCCTATGGAATAGACAGGGATACTTTTGATAAGTATAAAGTGATCGCTGCACTATTGCAGAAAGAAGGCCAGCTCATGGGCTCAATAACTTCTTTTCCTTTCTTATGCATAGCTAATGCTGCACTCTGCCGTTACGCAATGGAAATCTCAGAGAACCGTCGCTGGTCTCTTCGAGATGTCCCTCTATTGTGTAATGGTGATGACTGCATCCTTAAAGTAAGAAAGTGCATCGGACGTCTAGCGTGGGAAATGGTTACTAAATTCGGAGGCTTGGAAAGCTCCGTCGGAAAAACCTATTTCTCTGATAAGTTTGCTGTAATGAATTCTGTTCATTTCAATTACAAGCCAGCTTCTTGGACTGAAGAGGCAACAAACCCTTTTCACGAGGTCGCATACGTAAACTTAGGTCTTGTTTACGGCCAAAAGAAGAGCGGTGTCAGGGGGAAACCTGTTGAGGCCCTTGGCGCGTTGCATCACAAGTTATTTGAAACCTGTCCCTCTCGCTGTTGGAAGAGGGCAAATCGAAGATTTTTAAAGGTAAATCGTTCTATTCTTGAAGAATACGAACAACCTTGGTATCTCCCGAAATGGTGCGGAGGTATCGGCTTAAGGCGGCCAGACGATTACGCCGGAACATTTGATCGTGTTGTGGTCTTCTCTATAATGAAGACACTCAAAGAGAAGGGAACCTTTTCCCTTGATCATGATGTGCCTAGGCTCGTTAAGGATGAACCCGAGTGGAAAATGTTCGCTCTGGCTCAGAGGGATCTCCGGAAGAGTTATGGATGGATGGATAAGCAAGCTTATAAGACCATCATCTATGATGATACCGAAAGAGATCTCGAATCTGAGGCCTTAAAGTTAAGGAACTGGATGATTGTTGAACAATTATTCACAAAACCTTTGGGGTTAGCGATGGGTCACGATTATGGTGACACCGAAATGGACGCTAACAGGCTGTACGTTGGAGCCCCTGATCCGGGGTTCGCTGAGCGAAAGTCAAAGACTCGCCACCACAACGTTAATATGTGGAAGTTCCATATATTAAAAATCATATCTGACTCTGGTCTTTACCAAGAATGCTGTCGGAATTTGCCGACATGGGGTGAAATTGAAACCCTAAGATATGATTACAGCATCCCAGTCTTCGATGTTCGGGTCTGAGTGCCCAGTTTCCTCCTTTAGGAAGGAGAGGGGATGGTCATCCCTTAAATTCAATATGATCAACGTCACTCGTTGACGGACCAATTTCTAAATTTAGAGACATTTGTTACAAACATTTAAGAGTCCCTATGAAACGCAGTACTGCAGAGGAATACCTAGAAAGAATTTCTAGCGTGTAAACCTTGAACGGAAAGATCGTCTCGTACACTCTTAAAGCTCTTCATGATAGTTAAAGTCCATCAAGACTACAGTGGTGGTTGAAATCATGTTGTGTCATGACCCGCGGGAAGAGTAACCGCGTTAGTAAATACAAC